CGCGACTACGCCACAGAACTGGTAGTCGAGCGCCTGACGCAGCAGCCGGCGCAGCGCTACGCCACCGCCGCGATGCAGTGGGGCACCGAGCAGGAACCCGCAGCGCGCGCAGCCTACGAGCGCGTCACCGGCATCAGCGTTGAGGAAACCGGCTTCATCGCCCACGATACGCTGCTGGCGGGCTGCAGCCCGGATGGCTTGGTGGACTGGGATGGTCTCATCGAGATCAAGTGCCCGTACAACAGCGCCGTGCATATCGAAACGCTGCTTAACGGCATGCCGGCAGAACACACCGCACAGATTCAGGGCCAGATGTGGATCACCGGCCGGCAGTGGTGCGATTTCGTGAGTTTCGATCCCCGGATGCCCGTTGAACTGCAGTTGCACATTCAGCGGATCAACCGTGACCCTGGCTTCATTGCCGACCTGGAAGCCAAGGTTACGTCTTTCCTGCAGCAGGTCGGCACTCAAGTCGAGGCGCTGCGGCGTCTCGCGGAAAGCAAGAAATGAGCACTGAGAAGCCCAAGCGGCCCTACGTCCGTACCGTGAAGGTCTACGTCGTGAGCCACCCCGACCACATGGACCGCCTGATCCGCGCCATCAGCGCAGCCGAGGCGATCCGTTACGCATCGTCTGGCTACGAGGCCAAGCTCGCCACGCAGGACGACATCATCGCCCTGATGGGCGGCGGCACGCCCGTCGAGACGACTGTGGCAGCGTCCCGCGTCCCCGGCGTGGACGACGACGGCATGCCCGCCGGCCTGACCGACTGAACCCACGGGGCGGGAAACCGCCCCATTTCGGAGAACACCCATGATCCGCAAAAACGAACCGACCCCTTCGCTGGAAACCTCTGCCGCAGAGTTCTTCCACCCCAACAACATGCGCTTCGGTGCTGCTCGCATCCTGTGGGCGCAAGCCTGCACGCTGCGCAACGGCATGGCGTTGCCGGAAGGTTGGGTTCTGCCCGGTGGCCGGCGCACCCAAGACGCAGCCGCCGCAATGGCTGCCGCAGAATACATTGATCGCGTCAGCCGCTGAGGAGCAAACGTGCAAATTCCCAATCTAGCCGGAATCGCCACGACTGATCTGGTGGAAACCATCGGTGCCGGCAATTTCAAGGCCTCCTACATCAACTGGTCGCGCACACTGCAGCTTCTGCGAGAACACGCGCCTGGTTGGCTGCCAGAGACGGTTCCAAATGCAGAGGGAAGCCTGCTGCATGCGGCGCCTGTTGGTTGTTATTTGCTGATCCGTTTTCGCAACGGTGAGCAGGTCACGCCCGCAGTACCGCAGGCCATCATGGATACGCGCAACGCTGCAATCCCGCACGACAAGATCACAGCGCGCGACCTGACGGACACGCACCGCCGAGGTGTCTGTTTGGCGGCGGCCATGACGTTTGGCCTTGCTTACGAACTGTGGGCCAAGCTGCCGTTGGAATCCGGTTACGATGAGGACAAAAAGGAAGAAAGGCAAGAGCGCCGCGCCACTCCCAAACCGCCGGTAGCGCCGCCGCCGCCACCAAAGCCTCCTGCGGCACCGCCGCCGCCTGCCCCCGCCGTCACGCTGGATGCCGTGCTGGATCAGATCGCCATGACGGCCACGCTGGAGGGCTTGGAACTGGTGCGGCCGATGATGCGCAGCCTGCCGGCAGATGACCGCAAGGAGGCCATCGCCGCGGCCCAGGCGCGCGCCAATCAGATCCGCGCCGAGCAAGAACCGCCTGCCGGCGACCCGCAGATCATCCGCGCCGAGGAGGGCACCGTATGAGCACTTCAGTGATGACCCAAGCCGAGGCGGCACTGCACTACCGCCTGCAGGCCGTGCAGGACATGTACGCCGTCGCTGACGACCGAGCCCGCACCGCCCGCGAGCACATTGACCGCCTGCTGGTGGCGATCTACGAACTGTCGTTTCCGCTGCTCAGCCACCCGGAGCACGGCAAGGCCGCCGGCAAAGCGCACGACATCGCTGCTGACATCGAGGACTGGTGGTTTGCCGAGGAGAGCACTGATGACGACGAATGACATCCTGCTGACCGAGCAGGAACTCGCCGAGCGATGGCGTGTGGCCAAGCGCACCGTGCGCCACTGGCGCGCCAATCAGCGCGGGCCGGCTTTTATCCGGCTCGGCCGCACCCAGCAGGGCCGGGTTGTGTACCGGCTGGCCGATGTGCTGGCCTACGAGGCCCAGCAGAGGAAGGCGGAAGCGGTATGACCACCCTACGAGAAGCCGCCTAGCAGGCGCTGAAGGAGAAGAACGCATGATGTACTTTGAGAGAAACCAACCACACTACTTGGTGTGGCCCGCCCTTGGGTTTGGTAGAGACGACCTGCATGGTTTTTGGATCGGCATTGGTTGGCTAAACATGGAAGTGGGTTGGAAGGAGAAGAACAATGGCTGACAAACCCGAAGCCCTGCGGCTGGCTGACTCTCTTGCGGCTGGCTTTAGCGACTGCGGACCCGAAGCCGCAGCCGAACTGCGCCGGCTGCACGCGGTGAATCAGGAAGTGCTGGAGGCGTTGCGCCTAACGAGCATTGACTGCCAGTACTTGCATCATGCCCACAAAGATCGGCATTTGCTTTTCGAAGAATGTCCTGTTGTAACGCGAATCAACGCCGCCATCGCCAAAGCAGAGGCTCAACCATGAAACTCCGCGCCTTTCTGCGCGGCTTCGCCAGCGGATTGACGCTGTTGCCTCTGTGGCGGTGGCTTAGGGGGAAGACATGACCAACGCCGAACTTGACACCATCAAGGCGGGTGAGGATTTCACGCGGTATCGATTTGCCGCCCTCGTCGCCGCAGCCCAACGCGAGAAAGTCGCCCACTGGATGCGCAGCATGGGCTACGCCACCGGGCATGAAGATACCGTCGAAGACCTGCTGGACCACCTCGGCACGCAGATTGCGGAGGGGTTGCTGATGGAGCGCGCAGCCTGCGCCGACATCTGCGACCAGCACGCCAGCATTGAGGGCATCGCGCAGCGGTGCGCAGCGGAGATCCGGGCAAGGAGCAAGACATGAAACCCAGCCACCTCACCACCCCACGCACGCTGGCCGACTGCACGTTCACCACGGGCTACAACATCGCGGAGCCGCGTTCGCGTTACGTTCCAGCGCCCGCAGTTATCATTGCGTGCATCGCACTGGGAGCCCTGCTGTGGACGTTGCTCTGACCATCGACATCATCGTCGTTGCCGTGCTGGCCGCTGTCGGCGTGTTGCTGTTCTGGCCGCAGTTGTAGGAGGTACTGTGTTGTTTGATATGGATGCACTAAAGCGCAGAGCGCAGCAAAGAGCGCAGCAAAGATTCTTGCAAGAAGCAAGAGAGATTCTTGGTTTGCTGAGAATTAGTGGTATGGAAGTTGGTGTAGTTGGGGCAAAAATACGGGTCAAAAATGCAAGTAAGTTGACGGACCAAAATAGGGATAAGATTAGGTTTTACAAACAAGCACTTATTACCCTGCTGCGAATTGAGCAGCTTGAATCATCTGCGAAGCAGGATAAATGGCTATGAGCCGCCTTCCCACCGGCTGCGACCAGCAGGGTCGCTATCCCGAGGCTGCCGAAGCCTGCACAGAACTCGAAGCCGAAGACCCGGAAACGCTCCCCGAAGCGTTCTGGGTCTGGCTTGCCCTGACGGCAATCGTTGTTACGGTGCTGGTGGCCGACTTGGTGCTGAAATAGCGGCGTGGTCTACCTCAGAAACAGCGCACGTTCGTCCCTGCGCCGCTTGACAAGACCCGTGAGTTCCTTGCCGCCGGCCTTGGTCCACTGCATGAACGCATCTGCGGCCCCCTCAATATCATCGCGGTTGGCCTTCATGCGGATCTGGCTGCGCTGCAGATTTCCTAACCCTGCGTTGTACGCAAAAGAGACCAGAGCGTCGAAGCGCCCTTGATGACCAGCACAGCCGGGAACCAGACGAAGAACACCTCGTTCAAAAGCAGCGACGTCAGCGTCGAAAAGCGCATCGATCTCTCTCTTAGACCAGACACGGTTGTGTTCTGGACGTAGCGGGTAGTTCATGCGGATGAACCCAGTGTAGCCTTCTTTGCGAACCATAGGCAGTTGGATCTGGTCCTGATACAGGACGTGCCCGTACCCAACGGTCCAGATGTGAGCAGGGCACAAGTAGGGCCGGGTTCTGTAGCCCTCGTACCTGTGCATCAGCGCAGCGCCCTCGGGGCTGAGCTTCACTTTTTGCTCCACTGCCTGCTGCCGAACCAGAACCCAATGATTCCGCCCAGCATCGCCATTTCGTCTTCACTGAAGATGATCGCGGTAACACGGATCAGGTCATCCACCGACTGGATCAGGCCCGGGTGCTTCCAGACATACAGCGTCAGCGCAGCGTTGATCAGCACCAACTCGATGATGAAGATATAGGTCACCGTCGGGCGCACCGTGCCGACATAGTTTGCCACCCAGCGGCTGGCCTTCTCCAGCACCTTCTCATCGTGCCTGAGCGCAGCCTCGGTCATCTGCGCCTCAGTCTGCATCGCAACCTGCTCGACGCGGATCTCCTCCATCTTGGCCTGGGAGGCGTATCCCTGGGCTGCAAGCTGGAGTTCACGCTCGGTCTGAAGACGCGCCAGGGCAATCTCGTGCTTCTGGTCGCTCTTGTTCTGGAAGAACTCCAGCAGCTTTGGCAGGCCGCTGATCAATAGACCGCCGAGGGTTGAAAGCAGACTGAGCATTAACTGACTCCTTGAAGGACGCTAGTCGTCGCCACGATCTTTGCACTTGTTGCCGCCGCTTTTTCCGGCCATGATGCCGCCAAGCGCGCCGGCAATGAACGTAGCCAGCGGGGTGATGAGCTTAAAAAACTCAGTGTCTGCCGGCGCCATTGCGCCAAACGGTTGCGTGACAAACACCAGGCTGTACAAGACAACGCAAACAATGATCACAAGAGTGAGCGCCAGAGTGATGCCCACAATGAAGCGCAGCAGCGCATCAAGATCCCTTTTTGTTTCCATATGTCATGTCATTGCAGGTTCTAGTCGCTTTGCACGCGTCTTCCTGACACTCTGGCAAGTCTTTTTTGGCCGGGTTTTGACATGGGTAGCGGTAGCGGTCTTCGCAGCCCGCTGCGGCAAAAACCAACAACAAAAGCAGCAGATGCGTTCTCACATTTGCCTCGCCACCAGTATTGCTAAAGCGATGACGCCTACAAGAGAAAAACAAAGCAAAACGATCAAAAGTGACAGCCCGATAGTCTTGGCTATCTCGCGTCTGTCGGCAAACTTCTTTTTTTCTTGGCGCGCTTGCTCCGCTTCTTCTTTGCGCTTGTTCTCTTGGAATCTAAGCCAATCATCCCACAGACCAGGACGGCCTTGGTAGATCAGGAGCGTCTTTAGTTCCTCCTCCTGCTGGCGCAGCTTTTCCAGCGCCCAAAATTCATCGCAGATGCCTCCATTCTCTTTAGACTTGGCTGCGATCTTTTGCTTTAGTCCGACGTACTCTGCCAGCTTGCCGCCGACAGAGATCAAATCCCCGCCGTTGGAAAGCGTTTCCTTAATTACCGCGTAGGCGGCATTTGCGG